TCGTGGCCAAAGCTCTCATCGATTAATCTGTCTTGTTAGGACCTAAATCATTGGTTTTGTATGGGCCATCACGAACTGGAAAAACGTCATGGGCCCGTTCACTCGGTCCTCACGTGTATTTTGGTGGGGCGTTTTCAGGGGGTGATGCCTTAGCTGTTTCTGATGACGTCAAGTATGCTGTATTTGACGATATGAGGGGTGGTATTTCTTTTTTTCATGGATGGAAAGACTGGCTAGGCAGCCAGCCAGAGTTTATGGTCAAAGCGTTGTACCACGATCCTAAATTGTTCAAGTGGGGGAGGCCTAGCATTTGGTGTGCGAATAAGGATCCGCGCACGGAAATGTATGAGTCACACAGATTCGGTGAACGAATCTTCAAAACAGGTTTTGGTCAGGAGGATATTGATTGGTTGGAAGCAAATTGTATTTTCATTAATGTGGAGCAGCCTATCTTTCATGCCAGTACATAGTAGCTGTAGTATCAAATCTCAATAAAGATGTTGCAGTGCCTATCAAGTTGCTAAAAAAATCAACTATGAACACGTCACCCATTCCCTTGCCGGGTGCGCTCCAATAACTAGAGTCCTGAAACTGTCCACTTTCATCCTCGTCATAGCGCATGGTACGATTGATTGTGTGGGTCCGACGCGTAATCTTCAGGGTTCCACTGTCGTTGCCTGATCTGATGACTGTAGTCTTGTCGTAATGTTTATTCATAGAGAGCGTATCGATTGGAGCGGTCATAGGGTCCGTCCAGTCTTTCCCCTGCTGACCTCTAAACAGGTCGCCGAGTACGATAGTTTGACTAGCGGCGCTGCCTGCATATTGGTCCCACTGTTGTAGTAGCCGTCCAACACCATTGGACGTTTCGATGTAAGGGGCGGCGTTCTTTCCCGATGTGGCTTCAGCTGTAACAAGTCTACGCCACTCTGGTGCCTTAGTGGACACTACGATGCGTCTCCACATCCAAGGGATGGAATCGCTGGTAGTAAGGCGGATCCTCTCCGAAAGGAGGCGTTGATAGACGGTGGACGATGTGCGTGCTGACTCAAACACAGTGCTGTTTGCGAGGGCGTTATTATCTGTGAGATCTCTTGCGGTTGGACTCCAGAGGATCATGTTGGTTCTTCCACCCTGGAAGATCATACCAACACCGGGGCGAGCATCATTTGTTGGGGCTCCGTTGTCGCCATTGTATGATACTGCTTGCATAGTATCACGCTTCTTTTTTGTTGTGATATTCAAGATCTTTCTTCTTGTCATCTTCGGGCGGTACGTTCTCTTTGTTCTCGTGGTCCGACCACCAAACTTTCTTCTTGGTGGGGCTCGCTTGAATGTTCTCTTTCGGGCGTAGCGCGTACGTCGATTGGGAAAGCGTGGCATCTTGGCGGGAAAATGTTGGAGGAGGGGAAGGGGGTTGGGTGCAGTAGCAATCTCGGTTGTGGGGAATTCCGTGCTTCAAGTGGAGGCCAGAGCACGAAAAGGACATTGCGTATGATGAAGTTCATCAAGCCGCGATAGGGGGAGGCCAGGTATTTATAGAGGGCCTGTGTCCGCTGTTCTGGGTATAATATTAGTTTCCCAGAACACGCTGCCAGGAGCACATCTTTGTTATCACGTGCTACATGTTATTTATCAATTCCAAGTATGTGCTTCTCACATATGCACAATGTGGAGACCTTGACGAATGGGCTGTCCTGGATCATATGTCTTCACTCGGGGCTGAATGTATCATCGCCAGAGAATTACATCCTACAACTGGAGGAGTTCATCTTCACGTGTTTGCAGATTTCGGGCGCAAATTCCGTTCTCGACGCGTGGACATTCTCGATGTGGAGGGCAGGCACCCAAACGTTAGCCCATCTAAAGGAACTCCGGAGAAAGGGTATGATTATGCAATCAAGGATGGAGACGTTGTCGCGGGAGGGCTCGAGCGGCCGCGCGGAGGTCGACCTAGCACGATTAGTGGACTCCAGGCGATTGCTCACCTCTGCGAGACTCAGGACGAATTTCTCGACATATACGGAGAAGTGGATACAAGAGGCCTCATCAAGAATTTCGCAAATGTCCGATCCTATGCGAAATGGAGATACGCTGGTACACTTCCCAAGTATGAGTCACCCTCCAGCTTTGGAGAGTTCCGTGGAGGTGATGATGGAAGAGATCAATGGGTGGAGCAATCTGGAATACGATCTGGAAACATGGATGTGAGTAAGTTGTTCCAATGGGCGGGGCGGGGGAAAAAGAGCCAGGGGGTGCCCGCAATGGCAACTCGGGGGGACCCCCAGCCCCCCCCCTCCCTCGTGGCCAAAGCTCTCATCGATTAATCTGTCTTGTTAGGACCTAAATCATTGGTTTTGTATGGGCCATCACGAACTGGAAAAACGTCATGGGCCCGTTCACTCGGTCCTCACGTGTATTT